CGATATAGATGAAAGTTACTGTGAGATCGCGGCCAAGAGGCTTGAGCAACAGATTATGAACTTCTAAGCGATGGTGAATAAAAGCCCGACTAGGTTGATTAACTTAGTCGGGTTTACTATTGTGAGGAGGTGATAATAATGCTAGTTTAACAACATGACAGCAATCAACTCAGTCATGATCGCTGGTCATAGGATCAAGATACAACGATCCGATCAACTAGAGGACTGTTATGGTCAATACTCACATGACAAACGCACGATTCAACTCGCTGAGAATCTCACAGAGCAGGACTACCTCCCTACCCTGCGCCATGAGATGCTCCACGCGGCCTTCCACCTGTCTGGAATCTCCTTTCTCGACAGCTTTCAAGAAGAGTCCTGCGTTCGTTGCATTGATGAAATCTTTTTCCCAGCATATGAGCGCATTCTAAAAAGACTAAAGAACAACCAAACAAACCAACGAGATGACAAACAATAGAGGACTCCCGGAAGGGATCTATGAGAAAGACGGGTTCTATTTCGCGAAGATCTTTCGCAAGGTAACCGCAGAACGACAGGGCAAAGACATCCATGGCCCGTATCGCAACACAATCGCCCAAGCGGTGGAGGACTGGAAGGAGATGATCGAGGAACGTGGAGGCCCACTCCCCACGGATCACATCATGTCCAAGGCTCGCACCACTCGACTCGCTCGACGAGCAGCACGTAAATTCTTGCTGAGTAAGAAATTCAAAGAGATAGTGGCAGAAGAATCCCTCTGATTACCATGAATGACCGCCAACGTAAATTCGCAGAACTCGTAGTTCAAGGGCGCCCAGCCAGCCGAGCATACCAGGAAGCTGGCTATTCCGCGACTGGTAATTCGGCTGAGGCTTCGGCTTCTCAGCTTTTAAGAAACCCTAAGGTTGCCGAATACGTCGAGGAGTTGCGTGGAGAGGTCAAGGCAGCGTCCAAATTCACGCGTGAGAGCAAGCTGGAGGGCATCTATGAGATCTACCAGAACACAAAGCTGGACGATCCTAGGGTCGCTCTGGCTGCGATTGCAGAGGAGAACAGGATGACCGGGGATCACGCTGCTGAGAGATTGCAGGTGGAAGCTGATGTCGTCGTCCGAATTGGAGAATGAAGGTCACTATCGAGCTAAAGCCCCGTCCCGCTTTTAGGGAATTCGTCCACAGCAAGCATCGCTGGGCCTGCATTGTCGCGCATCGTCGCGCCGGTAAGACTTTTGCCGTGCTTCAGAAGCTGATTAAGATCGCATTCGAGTATAAGAGATCCGGCCCTCCTCCTCGGTTCGCTGTCATCTCCCCGACTCGCGAGCAAACCAAGGACATTTGCTGGGCCTATCTCAAGGAATTCGTCGCAGCCGTGCCACAGGTGGAGATCAATGAGTCGGAACTCAAGATTACGCTACCGAACAAAACCACGATCCGACTCTATTCGGGAAACAACTTTGAGCGTTTAAGGGGTTTATACCTGGATGGGGTCATTGTCGATGAGCCAGCGGATGTGCCACCTGCCGCGTGGTCGCAGGTTATACGCCCATGCCTCTCCGATTATCAGGGCTTCGCTTGGTTTATCGGCACACCCAAGGGTAAGGATGCCTTCTACAAGAGACATCAACAGGCTCAGGAGTCTCCAGAATGGTATAGCGCGCTCATCCGTGCGAGTGACTCTGGTATATTGCCTCCTGAGGAGCTTAAAAGCATCCGAGATGACTATACCGTGTCCGAGGCAGACTACCGGCAGGAATACGAATGCGACTTCAGCATCGGCAGACCCGGCGCGATCTATGCTCCAGACATTAACCGGGCCGAGGAAGAGGGGCGTATCGGGCCATTCCCGATTGATGAGTCTGCGCTTATCCACACGTGCTGGGATCTCGGAGCACCTGCCAATTCTGTGTGTTTGTATTTTCAACGCGTGGGATTGACATACCGCATCATTGATTGCGACATGGGGCTGGAACTCAAGACCGGCGAGCGTGTAGCGCACATGATGGCGAAGGGATACAATTACGGTTATCACTTTTTGCCACATGACGGGGACAACAAGCATGCGGATAACATGAGCTTTGCCGACAAGTTGCTTGAGGCTGGGCTAGCTAACGTGAAGACGCTACCCCGTGGCCCTCATGGTGCAGAGGAGAAGCGCATCAGGATGATGACTGATATGTTTAACCAGCTGTGGTTTCATGAATCTCTAGCTGGCGAGGGTGGCTTAATCGAAGCCCTCAGTGCATACCATCGCAAGGAAAGCCGTCTAGGAGGCTATATTGAGAACAAGATCGCTCACGACTGGGCCTCACACCCGGCTGATGCGTTCGGTTATATCTCTGAAGCAATCCAGAACAAGATGCTGCCAGAGCTTCGGACGTTCGAGTCAACTGGGCCGGGCAAGCAGAGACCAATCGGTGTGGGCAACCTATAGCGTTGTGGGATTATCAATCATCCATTATTAGCAAAGACATGGGAATGCCAAAGACTCCAAAGGCCGCGCCAGTCGCAGCGCCAGCACGACAGTCCTCGCTCTCGATCAAGCGGGAGCAGGAGGATCAGAAGAAGAGGATGCGACAGCGTTTCGGCTACGGGGACACCATCCAAGCCGGAGCAGCAGCCACCAATACCACTCTAGGTTAGCATGACGGGCAAGCAGACAGTCGAACGGTTCGATCAGTTGGAGGCACTACGCCTCCCTCATGAGTATCTCTGGCAAGAGACTGCCTGGTTGATGAACTCTCGCAACTACAACGGGAGAGGCAATGTTAATGGATACGTTCCACACAACGAGATCTATGATACTACGCTCAGGACCAAGAGCCGCATGCAGGCTAACGGCATCACCTCGATGCTCTATCCTCGCGACCGGGACTGGCTTGTGATGCGTCCAGCTTGGGAGGATCGCAAGAACTTAAGTCTTGAGAAGGTCTACCGGGAAGCTGGTGAGGCTGTCATGCACTACCTGCGCTCCTCGAACTTTCACACAGTCAATCACCGCGCCATCTTCGACCGCTCACAGCTGGGGACGGGGACAATGCGCATGAAGTGGGAGAAGGATGATCATGGCGAGGAAGTCATGACATTTTGTCGTTTTGACCCCATGAACTACGTGATCGACCACGACCACACTGAGAAGGTTGACACGTTCGGGGCTTGCTACAAGTGGCCTGCTTACCGTGCTGCTACCATGTGGGGCAAGGAGAACCTCTCAGCCAAGCTACAGCGCGAAGTGGAAAATCCCCATCGCCGGAGCACCACTCACGATTTCCTTGTTGTAATTGAGAAGCAACCGAAGTGGAAGGTTAAGAAAGAGGCTGGTAACAAGGGCATGGCCTACACTGTTCGGGTGGTGGAGCGCGAGAGTAAGCACCTAGTGGTGGACTCTGGCAATGACCACTTTGAGATCGTCTCTAGTCGTTACGAGGTGGATGGCAGCCCTTGGGGATATTGTCCTGCTCATGAGATCCTTCCTGATGCATACAAGGCTAACTATGCTGGTAAGTTCATGATGGTGATGGGGGAGCGTGCTGCTGTGCCTCCCGTTATGGCTCCATCCTACATGAAGGAGGAAGGTGTTGGACTCGGTGCTGCTGAGGTCAACTACTACGCGGAGACCTCGGCCGCCGGGAAGAATCCAGTCTATGAGTTATCAGGTGGGGGCAACTATCAGGTCGGCATGGACATCTGGCGCAAGCTGCAAGACTCTATCGATGAAGCCTACCACGGGCATCTGTTCAATATGTTCAATCGATCAGAGCGGGATATGACAGCTACAGAGGCTAACATGCGCCGCGAGGAACTCAATGCTCAGGCAAACCCAACTCTCACGGCACTCGAACAAGATCACACTAAGCCTATCGTCGGCTGGGCGTTCACCTCTCTGGTGGAGCGTGGAGTAATCGAGCTACCTGATGAGGCTTACAATGAGGCCACTGGGAAGCCCCGGATGCCACAGTTCGCCTTCGACAATACATTCACCAACAACCACAAGCGTTCACAAGCTATCGAGGCTATGGGGATGCTTGACGCTATTATCAATGTCTCCGCTGCTGATAGTCGGGCTAATGTCCATGACATCAAGAAGATCCAGACGAGGATCTGGCGCGATCTCGGACAAGACGAGGATGATCTCCTCAGCGAGGACGAGTATCAGGAGCAGCAGGAAGCTCAACAGCAGGCAGCTCAACAGGCTCAGATGGCAGAGATGGCACAGACCGCAGGAGGTGTAGCCAAGGATCTCTCTTCCGTTCAAGACCCTGAAGCAATGCTAGGCGCACTCTCATGATTAGTCCCAACGCTATCACTTATCGGCTTGACGCTACCAAGCGATCCAAGATTCAACAGATCTTACTGTCGGACGGCGGTGAGATCCTCATTGATGCTATCATCGATGACATCGTCACCAATCCAGACCTCCCACCCGAGGAGCGTGCAGGAGCGGGGCGTATTCTAGCTCTCATGCGGTCTATCCGCAACGATACCGGGATTGAGACTCCCAAAAACTAAACCAACAACCAACAATGGAATATAGAAAGCAAGGTTCGGAGATTATCCGAGTCAAGGACGAGAAGATCGTCGCAAATATCGAGGACGGCAAGGTGGTTCCCACTGCGCCTGTCTACTACAAGAACCTGGAGGAACTCAAAGCGGTTGCAGCTGGCGAAGACTACGTTGCGCCTGTCGAGGCTCCAAAGGCTCCCAAGGAGGATCCTCTGGATGTCGCTCGCTTAGAGATTGAGCATCTGAAGGAGGACAATGCTGGACTACTGGAGCAGATCGCACAGCTCAAGAAGGCTGTCGAGAAGCTGGCTACCGGCACGCAGGTCGCTCACCTCGTCCCCAACCCTGAGAAGGATCTCATGGCTAAGGTGGACTGGGATGCTGTCCCTGATGCCGACCCAATGCTTGGGAATAGAACGCCTGAGCGTAAAGCGTATCTCATCGAGAACCATCCAGAACTCGCTAAACTCTGGAAGCTAACCAAATAACCAACGATTAAATGTCAGAAGAAGCACAAGCGGCTGCACCAGTCGCAGAAAGTCAGGCTCCCGAAGGTGGGGCACCCACTGAGAACTGGGCAGATTCACCAATCGCCAAGGTCTACCATCCAGACGGCACACTGCGCAGCAATGCAGGCGAGTCATTCAAGGAGCTAGGCCATGAGGATCTCAGTGGTTTCGCCACGCGTAACGATCAATCATTCTTTGATGCGCTCAAGAACGGTAAGGAGGCCCGCGCTGGTCTCTCACAACGTCAGGAGTCTGTGGATAATGCTGTGATCAAGCCCGGCGAAGAGGCGACTCCAGAGGATCTAGCCGCATATCGCGAGGGATTGGGCGCCCTACCGTCCGCTGAGGCCTATAAGAAGGCTCTGATCCCTGCAGATCTCCCTGAAGGCGCTGAGATTGACGATAATCTCGCCTCTATGGTGTCGGAATGGGCAACTAAGCATCCTGTCAATACGCCTGAGGCGATGCAGGAGCTGTTCGCTGCACACACTCAACTCATGGAGGGCGTGGTCGCATCTCATCAGGAGACCGCCAGCGCTGACTTCAACAAGACTCGCGAGGAGACCCACAAGCTGCTCACCTCCGAACTGGGTGGCGAAGAGCTGAAAGCTAAGTTTGACGACCAGCTGGGAGAGTTTCTGCTGTCTGAGCACGGTAAGGGCATGGGTTTTGAATACGAGAAGTCAGAGACCGGTGAGATCGTTACAAGCAATCCTCTCCATGCTGCCATGATGAATGATCCTGCATTCCTGCGGGTGATGAAGCAGAACGTCGAGCGCAATATGCCTGAATCCCTGCCGAGTGGTCGCACTATGCCCACAGATGTGAAGGGTTTACAGGATCGCAAGCGTGAACTCATCATGTCTAGCTCCGGTGGCTGGAAGAGTGAGGCCGATCATCAGGAATACAAATCAATCGCAGACCAGCTTAGAGCATACGGTCAATAGATTTTGTTGGTTGGGAGGAGTCGTTCACCTCCCTGTTCATAGCGCAAGCCCTCGCATCTTCACAGGTGCGGGGGTTTGTTGTCGGTGTGGGTGACGTATAAGGTGGGCAGATCGAACGCTATGCCCTAATAGTTTTCCTGTTCGGCCACCTGTTCGTATAGAAGCCCAGTTTTCTGCCACCTTCTAAAGAAGAGCCCCGAAAGACAGAGGAGATAGATCCTCAACTCCAAGCGAGCGTCTTTCGCTCCATCACAAAAACATACAAACAGAAAACAAGATAATGGCTAATAACCTGTCACTCCCATCAGTGGAGTCCTACCGTCCAGAATTCGAAGATCGCTACGATGTCGAATTCCAACAAGTCCGCAGTCGTTCGATTGGGCTTTGCGATCAAGTCGCCGTCAATGGTGAGTATCGTGAGTTCCCTCTCGCTAACAAGACTGATTCCATCAGCGCGATCACCGATCTTTACGGTGAGACCTCTCCAGACGTTGCTACCTTCGGGAAGCGCCGCGTCACCACCTCTCCTTACAAGTCACCCCTCATCTTTGACCGGGTTACTGAGAAGAAGTTCGGCACTGGTGAGAGTCAGATCCCCGTCTCTATTGCTAACCAGAAGGCTGAAGCTGCTCGCCACATGGACAAGATCATTGTCGGTGAGGCTGGTAAGAATGGCGGTCTCCTCGGTAACGCTATCGAAGTCGCTGCTAATGGCGTTGTGAGCTACCCCGCTTTCGACTCCACCTACACAATCCCTGTAAACTACGACTTCGCCTCTGGAGCCGCTGGTGCTGACAAGGGCATGTCCTACGACAAGCTCATGAAGCTCCGCACTGAGCTCTCCAAGCTTGATGTCATGTCACAGGATGGAAGCACCAACAATCCTTCTCCGTTTGGATTGATCCTCAGCTCCGACCAGGTTCTCCAACTCCTTCAGGACGAGAAGATCCGCAATCGCGACCAAGCTTCCGCTCAACTCGAGCAGGTTGCCTCCGGTATCCTGACTGATTGTATGGGCTTCACCATGTCTGTCGATGACACCAACCTTCCTGAAGCTGCCGGTGTTAAGACCTGCGTTGCCTTCCACAAAGGTTCCGTTAAGTTCGGTTACAATGAAATGCCTGTTCACGAGTTGGACCGTCTTCCCACCAAGAATCACAGCGTTCAGTCTGTATTCTACTGGGACTGGGGCTTCAGCCGCATCTGGGACAAGGGTGTTTGGAAAGTGCCTTGCATCGGATAATCCTCAAATTGCTAACAACTAATATAGAAATACTACAATGCCTGTTACACAATCAAAACTCGAAGCTGACTATGCCAATCACGGGAATCCCGCTGACGGCATCGAAGCTGCTGGCCGCATCCGTTTCCTGAATGACTCCATCACCTTTGTTGGTGACGAGTCTTCTGGCGATGTTGTCACCCTCCTCAGCAACCTCCCTGCTGGTGCTCTCGTAGACCCTGCCAAAAGCTCGGTCATTGGAGACGCTCAGTCTGGTGTCACTCTTGAAATCGGGACTACTGCTGACGAGAGCGCATACGGAAACGGTGTGAGCATCGCCTCCGCCGGAACACGCTTCTTCGACACTGACGGCCATGAGCTCGTCAAGGTTGCTGCTGAAGCTGACCTCAAGGTCACCGTTGCTGGTGGATCGCCCTCCGCTGGAACTCAGCGCGTGAGCATCGCCTACTACGTTCGATAGAATCATTCCTCGTTGGGATAACCAGGGGGGACGGTAGTCTAGGCTTCCGTCCCCCTTTTTTCTAATAAAAGATATGCAGACCAGAACACAAATCGCAAACAACGCCCTCTCTTACCTGTCGGCTGGCTCCATCGTCAACTTAAACGATGACGACACCAAGGCACGCGCAATCAAGGGGATCTTCGATCAGGCAGCGCGAGAGGTTATTCGGACACACCGATGGTCCTGCTGCATTGGACGCGCTCAACTCAGCAAGCTCGCTGGTGACCCGCTCCAGAATGGTAACTTCGGTTACAGTGGAGCCTTCCAGCTCCCATCAGACTGCCTTCGCATCCTCGACATCAACGGTGAGCCGTGGTCAGAGAAGGCTGAGTTCTTTGACCTGAATGGTCGCCAATTACTTTCGGATCTCGGCGAGATCTACCTCCGCTACGTAAAGTGGGAGGATGACGTATCGCAGTGGGATACCCTGCTTGCAGACGTTGTATCAGTTAAGATCGCCATGAAGGTGGCCCGGCAGATCACCACAGATGGTATCTCAGCTGAGGACCTGGAGAGACTCTACCGCAGACGCTTAGAGGATGCTCGCACTGTTGACGCTATGGAGGTGGGCAGTGGTGAGAACAGCCCTATGGAGCGCCTGCTCGCCAGATCACCTATCACCAAGGTAGGTCAATCAACTCAATTTAGAAGAGGACAGTATCTTAGCCTGAATACCTGCACCTCTATCCCTGCTCCAGACGATGGTCTCGAGGGATGGTCTCAAGGCTCTGACGAATGGTAATATGAAGATTCACAAAGTTCTCGCCCTTCCCCCTTCACTTGAGGAGGATGCTATCTATTTCGTAAAGAACGGCACAGGTGCTGATCTCTACATCGTCTCCAACGAAGGTGTTGCAACCAAGGTCTCCAGTGGTGTAGACTACGGTCTGACGCTCGGAGAGGAAGGTGACACTGCCTACCGGGGTGATCGTGGTAAGTTCGCCTATGATCACGCTCAGAGCCCTCACGTTGAGACCAAGACTGATATTGGCCTCGGACACGTAAACAACACTAGCGACCTCGACAAGCCAATCTCGGACGATACACAGGCCGCTCTAGATACCAAGGCGGAACCGATCACTGTGGCTGAGGTTGCTCCTGTATCCCCGGATGAGGGTGATATGTGGTTCGATACCGTCATCGGTCAGCTTTATGCCTACTACACTGATGGAGACTCCGGTCAATGGGTGAGCGTCAATAGCAGCGCGTTCAACTCAACACTCACAACGGATCAGGCTGAGGTATTATCTCACCTGTCCTATGATGCTGTAAACGAGAAGTTGATCGCTGATCGCGCCATCGAGACAACCCTGAACTCCTTATTCTTGGGTGAGCAGCACAAGATGTCATCGGGTGCTGAGAATATCTTCTTTACCAACCTTGGCAACAACACGAACTTCTACCCAATGTGGGGCGGCCTGAAGGATCAGAGCCTCACAGAGAACCAGGGTGTGGATGGCTACATTCCCCCCAGTGGTCGTGTCTACACTGACATGTTCAGCACTACGCTGGGCGGTAATCCAGTCCCAGCATCATCCATCGGTTACAGTGGGGACAATTACTTCGGTGTCTCCATCGCTGGTCTCGGAATTACTACGGTGGCGGCCGAGGAGATCAACCTCGATAACGTTAAGTTGGAGTATCGCCTCTTTGTCGGTGGTCGCCCAGTCTACAAGCAGACACTCCCTCAGACTGGCCTACTTGCAGCAGACAGCACCGTTGAATGGTATTTCGATCACCCTGTTGAGATTCATGCTGGAACCACCATCTTCGCGGAGATCCGCAAGGTGAGCCGGACTGATGACTCTGACATGGGCGTGTTCCAGGTTCGCGTTGGTGATACCAATGATCCCACCACGGGAATCCCTCGATATCAGGCAATCGTCCACAATAGACTATTCGAGGATAAGGATCTCGAACTAATTAGCCCTTATCAGAAGTATCAGGCGATGGACTTCGGAGTTGACACCACTGGTTCCTCGGTATTCCTGCGCGATCTCTCGCTAGGATCGGAGAGTGCTCTGGTCGCTTATGGCATCAATACCATCGAGGCTGTTGCCAATGGTGACAAAATCAAGATCAAGCTGAAAGATGGACAGAAGATCCTTGTGGAGAATCTGCCGGTAACGGGGGCGACGATTGACGGCAACCCTGTCAACTCGGTATTGAACCAAGCGGTTACTGAGTTAAATAACCTCTTCACCAATGGATACAGCTTCTCGTCTCAGGGTAATCCTGTCACGGGATTTGCCCTCGCTGGAAACAACCTCACGCTCACGCTTCAAGACTCAACGTCTTATGTCGTGGATGTCACATCTCTGGGTGTGGACGAGAACAAGTTCGTGCAAAGCGGATCTCTATCAGGCAGTGACCTAGAGCTAACCATGAGCGACTCATCCACTGTAACGATTGACGCTACCAACATGGTCAACGGATCGCAGCTTCTAGCTCCCAATGTGAGCAATCAATCCTTCGATGTCACAGAGGGCGAGTCCCTTAACGCTCAAATTGTATCCACTGACTACATCGTGAATCAGTGGGGTGAGGTTGACGCGCCTAGCTGGGTATCGTTGAATCAGAGCACCGGGGTCCTCTCTGGAACTGCTCCCGCTTGGACTGACTCAGCAGCAGACACCATCCTGATTAACTGCAAAGCAGCCAACGCCCTCGGAGGTGTGGTGACTTTCCAAGTGACGCTCAACGTGCAGGAGTTGACCTACACTAATACGAAATCACTTTTATTCGAGGATGGTGATAGCTCCTATCTTGGCGCTAACGCTGCGTTACTGGACGGCATCTTAGGTCGAGCGTCAAACGGCGCTGGCGGTGGTGACGCTTGGTCGGTCAGCTTGTGGTATAAGGGGGCGACATCCAGCTCCGGCCAAACCATTTTCTATTTTGGGGATAATGACACGGCAAACGGTGGGCATATCGAGTTTCGGCAGACTAACCTCAATGGACAGAAGCGACTTAGGCTCAGGTATGGCTCTAACGCTAACCACTTACAAATGACAACGCCAGACGGATCTATTGACCCGACTACATGGCATCACATAATGGTAACGTATGACGGGGGAACTACTGGAGCAAGCTCTGGCAGTCTATCCAATTACTACTCTAGGTTCAACATCTATATAGACGGGGTGGTCCAGACCACATCGAACACGCATAGTAACTACGGATACTCCAGTGGAATAGATGCTGATAACTATCGAGTCGGTAGATTTGCTTCAGGTAACTACATGAAGGATGCCAAGATCAACCAGATCGCCGTCTGGGGCTCCGATCAGAGCGCCAACATCTCCACGATCTACAACAGTGGAAGCACTCAGGATCTCTCCTTGCTCACCACTGCACCCGATCACTACTACGAGATTGAGTCCAGCGTCACCACGGTGCAGGATCTCATCGGGAATGCTCACTTCGTTGGGTACAACTTCTCCTCCTCTGACTTGGTAACTGACACACCTTAAACCACTACGAATCATGGCACTTAACTTCCCATCAGCACCCAACGCAGGGGACATCCACACGGTTGGCTCCATCATCTGGAAATACAACGGCAAAGCATGGGATTCCCTGTATGAGCCCTCTGCTCCCGCTCAGGTGGGTCTCAGTAACGTAGACAACACAAGCGACGAGGATAAGCCTGTATCAACCGCGCAACAGGCAGCACTCGATGCACTCACCAAGGATGATGTTGGTCTGGACAATGTAGATAATACGAGCGACATGAACAAGCCTGTGTCAACTGCCCAGCAAGCGGCTATCGACGCAGCAGGTGGAGGTAGCAGCTTTGACCAGGATCTCAACACCACGGATTCACCTACATTCGCCACACTCACCACGACTGACACTATTGCCACGGATGTCTACGCGTCTACCGTCTCCACAGGAGACCTCGACGCATCAGGCACGGTGACTGCTGGTGGCTTCATTGGAACTCCTCAGACTCTCACAGATGCTGCGACGATCACATACGACCTAGCTGATGGTCACAATGCCAAGGTGACGCTGACGGCAAGCAGGACGCTCTCATTGCCCTCAAACCTAGCAGAGGGAGCATCAGGAGTGCTCACTATTACTCAGGACGGCACAGGGGGTCACGGTCTCACACTAGCCTCTGGTTGGTTCGTCTCTGCTGGCGCTCTAGCTGACATCTCAGCCCTTGGAGCTAGCGAGCAAGCCCAGATCACTTGGTATGCCTACGCATCCAACAAAGTAAACGCCACCATTCTCCCACTACAGTAATGCCATTCGCTCTGCCAGGTTTCTTCCGCACGTTGGGATTCGACCCCTCATCCCTCAACCCTGTCATATGGTTTGACATGGACACCTCGATGCTTGCTGCGGGTGACGTAGCAGCAACAGAGGGAGACCTAGTGGCCACCTTGGAGAATAAGGTGAGTGGTGGGCCTGATGCAACACAGACGGTATCCAGTGAACAAGCTGTCGCGAAGATCCCCACGGGTGGAAGCCAACCGTATCTCTTGATGGATCTTGTAGATGACGAGTATGAGTTCACAACGGATTCATCAGCGGTCAACGGAACCATCGTCGTGGCAACCCTAGAGGGAACCTACAGTGCAAACATCTCCCTTGGTGCTTCTACGCAATACGACCTGCAAGCGCGTGGGGTGGCAGCAACAGCGAACGTTGGGTTTCTCAAGAACCCTGTGGGATATTTGATTTCCTCGTCGCCACTTAGTGACAGTGAAATTACTCAGATGGAGAACTACTTTGTCGATAAGGGGGCAGCAGCGCGGAGTGCATTTGGGAGTGTTACGAACTTCAATTCCGCGTGGCGTTCCTGCCCCACCCTCACCTCATTCCCGCTGATCGATACTTCATCGGGGACGAACTTCAGTAACGCATGGAATAATTGCTCCTCCCTCACATCCTTCCCGCTTATTGACACTTCATCGGGGACGAACTTCAACCAAGCATGGCGTGACTGCAGCTCTCTCACATCTTTCCCGCTAATCGACATATCATCAGTCACAAACCTCAACTCCACATGGCGCAGCTGCACCTCTCTTGCCTCCCTCCCCGCCCTTAGTGTTGAGTCGGCGACGATCCTCGATAAGACTTGGGCAATCTGCACCTCCCTGCAAACCTTTCCGGCGGGAGTCTTCGATAATTGGTCGCCCTCCTCGCTGTCGAATCGCGCCCTCCACAATACATGGGTCGGCTGCTCCTCCCTTACCGCTCAGTCCGTGGAGAATATCCTCGTATCGTTGGACACCAGCGGAGTCTACGGAACAACCTCAGGCGCAAGCGGAGGCACTCAGCTGGCGGACAACGTAATCGACATTGACTACGATGGAACCACGTTGTCATCCGCGACCTCCACGGCGATCACCAGTCTCAAATCTAAGAATTGGGCGATCTCAATTAACTCAGTAATTCAATAATATGTCTGAACCTCCAATCACTGAATGGTATTATTTCATCGCCACGCCTGAAATCTACCCCTTCCTTGAGGGATACGTTGATGCGTCGAGAGGATACCCCATAGGGGGATCTAAGGCATCAACCCTTAGGGGTCTTCCACCTGCTGAAGACCTGAGGACAACCAATGACGGCAACGGTAACTTGATGCTTCAGCTTGAGACCTGGCGGGTGAATTCTGCTGACTTCACCTCCCTAGACCCTTATATCTCCTCTGGCGAGGTCTCGGTTATCACCAAGGATGAATGGGATGCTTTGCTACCCGTTGAGGATGAAGACCTCTTGGATGACTTAGAGTTACCCGAAGACGAAGACCTTCTCGATCCTATCACAGAAACTTTATAATATGCCCAAAGCGTCACAGATCACATTCAACGGCGGGGAACTCACTGAGTTCATGGATCCCCGCGTTGACACCGCTAAGTATTCCAAGGGCTGCCAGACTCTTGAGAACTTCACTCCAATGCCATTCGGGACGATCCTGAGTGCGCCAGGCACGGAGCATATCACCACGACCAAATACGCTGACCGCAAGTCCCGCCTAGTCCCCTTCAGCTTCTCCAAGGATGATGACCTGATGGAGATCGAGGTGGGTCATGAATACTTCAGATTCTTCCTAAATCAGGCTCCAGTAATGGATGGAGCGAGCGTATACGAGGAGGTCTCGCCTTATCAGGAAGGGGATCTCTTTGAGCTACAGTTCGAGCAGATCAACGACATCGTGATGATCGTCCACCCTGACTATGAGGAAAGGATGCTGGTCAGGAAGGCCAATGATGACTGGGAGCTTCAGACTATTGACTACTCAGTATCACCAAACTACCCCGCTCTTGCTCCTGTTAACACTACTGATGTCACACTCGCCCTATCTAACTATAACGATGCTTGGGCTACCTCGACCGCATACACCGTGGACGACTATGTGACAGAGAGCGCGGTTTCCTATCGATGCATCGAGGATCACACATCAGGGACATTCGCCACTGATTTAGCGGCTGACAAGTGGGAGGTCTCCACGCGCTTACAGGCTGGGGATACCGCTACCCTTACCGCGTCTGACACCCTCTTCAGCGCCGACAGCGTGGGGCAACTGATCAGCATCTCCCATGATAGGCTGGAGGTGAATCAGACTTTCCTAGCTGAACCGTCGACCGCCCCCGGAGAGAGCGAGGCTTTCTATGCATTCGGAGACGTAGTATGGGAGACTGGCGGCATCGCGGAGTGGGATGTCTACCTTGAGCAGACCAAGACTCCTGATGATCCTAATTCTTGGGAGGTTCGCAGAAAGTTCTTCATTAAAGGTGAGAGCAGGAATGAGAGAATTACTCTTTCGATTGATGAGCCGATATTCCTTCGGTCAAGATTTGAAAATAAAATCGGCCCCGAGAGTGGTGACCAGACAAGCTCCGGCGCGAATCAGCCCAGGATCACAATCGAGGTGGCAGATCCAACGGTGAAGGGATTACTGAAGGTTACAGGATACACAGGGAGCGCGACCGAGGTGTCTGTGGAGGTTATTGACCCCTTGCTGAGTGATGAGGCGACAACGGAGTGGCGAGAGCAATACTTCAGCAAGCGCCGAGGCTATCCACGGGCGATCTGCTTCCACAAGGAGCGGAGGTGTTTGGGCGGGGATGATGTCCTCCTTTCTCAGCCCGGTAACTATTTCAACTATCGCGAGCGCAATGATGCCGACTCTGGCTTCATGGTGGGTGTGAACCGTAATGGCGCGCCGCACGTTCAATGGCTTGAGAGCCTGCGTGAGCTTCGGGTGGGAACAAACCTAGCGGAAGGTGTGATCGTGCAGGAGAACACAACTGAGGCTTTCGGATACAATAACTACGACCTTAGATGGGATACCAATCATGGCTCCAACAGGCTGAGAGCGGAGGCCATTAACGGCACTGTGTTGTATCTGCAACCAGAGGGCAGAACTCTGAGAAATCAGGAGATCACCGGCATCGAGGACTATTACTCCTCCAACTCGGAGACCATGTTAGCCGATCACATCCTAGAGGGTGGGGTCACTCAGACGGCGTATCAGCGCCAACGCTACCCAACCTGGCACGGTGTCAGGGCTGATGGAGAGCTTGCAAGTATGCTTTACGAGAAGAATCAGAACATCTTCGCTTGGTATCGTCGCAAGACAGATGGTGAGATTGAGTCTATCTCGGTCAATCCAAGGGCTGACGAGGAAGATCAGGTCTGCTATATCGTCAAGAGGACTGTGAATGGGGCAACCGTTCGCAACGTCGAATATGTCAAGCTGGGTCAGTATCGTGGGCTCCAGAATGATGACACCTCCGAGATGTGGTTCGTCGATGACGGCATCAGAGTCGAGGGATCTGGTATGACGAGTGTGAGTGGTTTGAGTCATTTAGAGGGTGAGAATGTCGCGATCCTGTGTGATGGCGCTAAGATCGCAGAGAGAACCGTATCGGGCGGTTCTGTATCCCTCGACTACCCCACCGATATTGCTATCATTGGTCGCCCATATGAGTATACAGTCATCCCTATGTTCTTAGAATCCCAAGGAACGATGGGTGCGACAAAGAAGATTACCAATGCGATAGTAAGACTCTGGAAATCAGGGACTTGCAAAATGCGCATCAATGAGGGTGATTGGAGCACGCTATCCTTCCCCAATTTTCAGTCAAGTCAAGCCCCCCTGTTACAGACGGGAGACTCAGCAAAAGTCACGGTGAATGGAGACTGGAGCAGAAATACTGCTATTGAAATCAAGGGAAGATCCCCTCTCCCGCTAAATATCCAAGCGATCACGCTGGAATATCAGATGGCTGGAAAATGATGGAGGTTGAGACATATACCTATGAGGACACAGATGAGTCGCACTCTCTGTATCTCATGATTGAGAGTTGGTTCGATGGTCGCTTCCCGGAGCCAGAGCTGCTTCCCAAGCTGGGAGTGCTAGTCAAGGAGGATGACGAATATCTCTGCTTCGTGTGTGCTGACATGAGCAACAATATCCCTCGGGCTTATATCGATTACCTGATGACAAATCCAGAGATCGGGGCGCTGAAGAGATACAAGGCAGCGAAGCTCGCTGAAGAGTTCCTCTGTGAGCGCCTTAGAGAGCATGGATACAGCTTGATCTATGGAATGACCCCTCACGCTGGTATCGCCTCCCTGTCCCAGAAGCTCGGCTTTCAGGTGGATATGACACCAAACATTTCAATCTATAAACTACTTTAAGATATGGGCCCAGAAATCGCACTACTCGGAACAATCCTCGGAGCAGGAACACAAGTCTACTCAGCTGTCCAGCAGAGCAAGGACGCGGAGGCTGCTGCGAAGTTCAATGCTGAACAGACCCGCAAGGCTGCCAAGATCAAGGAGCTGGATGATCGGGAGAATGCCCTACGCAAGCAGGAGCAGAATCGCAAGTATCTGGGGGCACGTAGAGCTCAACTGCTGGAGAAGGGCAATGGGCTGATCGAGGGTGGGGATGCTGACTTCCTCGACGAGGAGGTGGGGAACCTGGAGCTTCGTATCATGGATGACTCTGTGAGATCTCAGCGAGCGCAGGCAGGCTACCAGAATCAGGCATTTTCTTACGACTTCCAAGCGGATCAGGCTAAAAGCTCCCGCGGGATCAACACGGCAGCAGCAGCTATCAGTGGATTCAACTCGGTCGCCAGCACCTACGGGGATGCTTATGGGTTTGGAGATCCAAGTAAGACTGATGTCGTGAAATACTAAAAACTCAAGAACATGGCACAACCAATCGGAAAAGGACAAGCTGGTGGGGGTATCCCGCAGCAGAAAGCGCAGGACAACTCGGCGACCACTAGAGCTGTCAGCAATCTCGGCGGGGCTATCGCTCAGACCGGAAAGCTCGCGGAGCAGATGCAGGCTGAGAAGGATCGCCAGCAACTCGGTGAGGTTGAGATGGAGATGAAGAAGCAGTCGGGTGCGCTACAGGTAAAGCTGGCGCGAGCTGCCAACCCAGAGGATCACCTTCAAATTGCCAACGATCACTTCCGCGCGGCAGAGGATAAGATCCTCAACGGCAAGGACTATTCTCGAAAGTTCCGCAATG